ATCCTGGAGGAGACCTCACGCAAGGTCATCATCTTCGCGCTGTTTCGCTCCAGCATCGACTCCATACACACGCACCTGCTCAAAAAGGGTATCGCCTCCGAGGTCATCCAGGGAGACGTGCCCGCCTCCAAACGCGCTGACATCATCCGCAGGTTTCAAACTGAGCCAGCGCCGCGCGTCCTGGTGATGCAGCCCCAAGCCACAGCCCACGGGATAACCCTAACTGCCGCCGATACGGTGGTGTTCTACGGCCCCTTGATGAGCGTGGAGCAGTACACCCAGTGCATCGCCCGCGCAGACCGCAAAGGCCAGGACTCCGACAAGGTGACGGTGGTGCACATTCAGTCGAGCCCCATCGAGCGCAAGATGTTCAGCGCGCTCAAACAAAAAGTAAACGATCACTCCATGCTGATCGAGATGTTCAACCAAGAAATAAAGTCCTGAAAGGGGGTTGCAATCAAAACGAAGCTGTGTATGATGTCAAATATTAGACAAAAGAAAAGGAGAAGCAATGAGTACTGATGACCCCATCCCGCTGGACCGGCTGGCCAAGATCTACCGGCGCATCCGCGCTGAGATCGACGCGCTGACCAAGGACTACGACAACAAGGTCGAGGCCCTGAAGGAACAGCAAGAAGCCCTCAAAGACGCCATGAAAGCGCAGATGCAGGCGCTGGGCGTTACCAGTGTCAACACGCCGCAAGGCACCGTTGTGTTGGCCGTCAAGACCCGCTACGCGACGAACGACTGGGATTCGTTCAAGAAGTTTGTTGTGGAGCACGATGCGTTGGATCTTTACGAGAAGCGCATCCACCAGGGGAACATGAAGACGTTCCTCGACGATAACCCTGGCATCGTTCCGCCAGGCCTCAACTCCAATGCAGAGTATGAGATCTCTGTGAGGAAACCAAGCAAATGATCAGTGAGTTCGAGCTGCGTCTGGAATCCATCAACCGGGCGCTTGCATATTTTCAACTGATGGAAACCAAACCGGATCTCGACGTGTTCATCAACGTCGCCGGTGCCATGTACATGTTCTTAAAAGGAGAAGCTAAATGAGCAACGTAGCTCTGTTCAATCCGTCCCAAGTGCCTGCCTTTGCCAAGAAGGCTGAGTTGTCCGACATCGCCAAGGCGTTGACGGGTGGCGGCGCAGTTGCCTCTGGCAAACGCGTCAGTATCAAAGGCGGTGTATTTCGTTTGATCGCTGGCGGCAAGGAAGTTGCAGCCGTTGAGGAGCGGTATCTGGACGTGGTCATCGTCAAGGCTGCACCCAAGGTGGCGCGCACGTTCTACATGTCGTCTTACAACCCGGACAGCCCTGCAGGCCCTGACTGCTGGAGCAACGACGGCGACAAGCCAGACCCCAAGGCAGCCAAGCCACAGAACGCCACCTGCCAGGGCTGCCCACAAAACATCGCTGGCTCGGGACAAGGGCAGTCTCGGGCATGCCGCTACCAGCAACGTCTGGCAGTGACTCTGGCGGATGACATGGAGGGTGATGTGCTGCAGCTTGCGCTCCCGGCCACGTCGATCTTTGGCAAGGAAGAAGGCGAGAACCGTCCGCTGCAGGCGTATGCGCGCTGGCTCGTTGCGCAAGGCGTGGACCCCAGCATGGTGGTCACCCGCATGAAGTTCGACACCAAGTCGGAAAGCCCCAAGCTGTTCTTCAAGGCCATGCGCTGGCTCACCGATGACGAGTTCAGCACCGCGCAAACGCAAGGCCAGACCCCTGCGGCGGCCAACGCAGTGCTGCTCAACGTGGCAACACAAGATGGTGTGACCAAGCCTGCCCCGCTGGCCATCAGCGGCAGCAAGCCCAAGGCAGCGCCTAAGCAGGAAGAAGAGGAAGAGGCTCCGCCGCCTGCGCCTAAGGCCAAGAAGGCAGCAAAAGCTGAGATCGTGGAGGACGATGACAGCGAGCCGGTGGTCAAGAAGGCTACCGATAAACCCAGCGCAGTGCCCACCAAGAAATCCCTGGCCGCTGTCGTGGCGGATTGGGACGACGAGTAATTAAATCAAGGAGAACAACATGAGCAAAGACTCACACTTTCGTTTCGATCATCCAAGTGACATCAGGATTGGCACAGGCCGCATTGTCTACGCCTACGAACAAGTTTTTCGTGGTACGACTTTGCCTGAAGGCTGGGTGCTTCCTGGCGGCGGGCGCACTCAGGTGCGCGAACACGCAGAGAGTGCAGCGCGTTACATAAACGACGTTGCGTCTCGCGCCCGCTACTAATTAAAACGAGTCAGCGGCATGCGCCGTGAGCTGAACTACCTCCTGAAGCTTGGGAAAAGCAATAACCTCAGGTTGCGCTGAGGCTGACTCACCTAAAACAATGCCTTACTCAGAAAAAACAATTGAGCGAATCGCCAACGCACCCAAGACACTGGGCAACCAGCTGGGTCGGTGGTGTGTTTATCGTGACTTTTCAGTGTTGCGTGTGGCCAAAGCACTCGGCGTAACCCGCCAGACTGTCTACAACTGGTTTGAAGGGGGAGACATCTTCCCTGCGTACCAGCACCGTGCCGACACAATGCTGCGAATTCTTCAAGCAAAACCAACCGCCGACGAGGCGTGGAGAGAAATATGCCGGGTGTACGACTTGAATCCCTGACTGTGGATGAAATCATGCGCAACTTGCCGTACGTGAGTGCGCAAATTACCAAGCTGACGCCAAAAGAAGTTGAAGATCTTTTAGCTCGGTTACTTGAGAAGCGTGATGTTTCTCAAGAAGAAGACCCACGCCAACTGCGTTTATTCCCGTAAAAATTCAGGAGCGCCATGACACCGCAGGAATTCCTCGCGGTAGTTCTGCCGTCCCCGGAATACGGGCTGTATTGCACGACAGAGCTATCAACAACAAGAAAAGACCACGTATTTGCTGAAAGCATTGGAGAAGTACTTGCACCTATAGACGCCTGGGTTGGTAAGAGATACAACACGTACTTTGCGCTGGCTACCTTCGACCCGGTAGTAAAGACGCTCAAAACCAAACGCCGCACTGCAGGCAATGCGCGCTACATACGTTCTCTTTTCATTGACATGGATGGGTACGCGTCCAAGAAGCAGGCAGCACACGCACTCAACGCGTTCCTTGAGGCTACTGGCCTGGACACGCTGGGACTGCCGTGGGTGGTTGGTTCAGGCGGTGGGCTGCACTGCTATTGGCCTTTGCGTGAAGCCGTCAAGATCGACGACTGGAAGCCCGTTGCAGAGAAGTTCAAGCGCCTGTGCAGACAGCACAAGCTGTCCATTGATATGACCGTCACGGCGGATGCCGCTCGGGTCTTGCGCGTGCCAGGGACGTTCAACTTTAAAGAGCGGTACGTCACGCCCAGGCAGGTGCAGTTCCTCACGGCGGGAGACATCTTTGAGTTTGACGTGCTTGCTGCCGCTATTGACGCCGAGCTGCAGGACAAGACGCCCATTGTCAGCACAGCCACAGCCGTGGCGCTGCCAGGAACAAAGCCCAAGGCACCACCGACAGCGACCGCGATCAAGCTGTTTGAGAATACCGAGACACGGTTCAAACAAATTTTGTTACGAACCAAACAAGGCACGGGCTGCGAACAACTGCGCGCTTATGTGGAGAACGCGGCGGACGACGGCATGGAGCCGCTGTGGCGTGGTTGGCTGTCAATCGCCAAAGTCTGTGTGGATGGGCAAAAAGCAGCGAAATGGCTCAGTGATCTACACCCGTATGAAGAAAACCGCATGAACCAAAAGCTGCGAGAAATTCGCGGGCCATACCCATGCGTCAAGTTTGAGAGTGAGAACCCTGGGCTGTGTACTAAGTGCCCACACTTCGGCAAGATCACAAACCCCCTGGCACTGGGGCGCGTAGCCAACGTCGAGAGCACTGCCAAAGAAGTCGAGGTCCAGGTCGAGGATGAAGCGCCACATGTCATCCAGCGCCCGCTGCCCCCACGGGGATACAGCTACGGCGCCAGGGGCGGTATCTTTATGACCAAAACAGAGATCGACAAACAAGGCAACGAGTCGCGCCACGACATCATGCTGCTGCCTTACGACTTGTTTGTGGTGGACATTCTCAACCAGCAAAACGCGCACATCGTACACATGGTGGCGCTCAAACCCAACGAGGGTGCGGTCAACGTCACGGTGCCACAAAAAGCCATGGTCAGCAAAGATGAGTGCACCAAGGCCTTGGCCGAACAAAACATCCTCGCTGCCTGGGGTTCGGGCAACGACAAGAATCTCTTTGACTACGTGCGCGCTTGCGTTGAACAGGCCAGCACCAACAAGGTGGCCGTCAAGGTGCCTTCAGCGTACGGCTGGCAGCCAGACAATACGTTCGTGTATGCCAGCAAGATCTACTCTGCACATAAACCACCCTTGACGCTGCCCATGCCGGGGCTGGAGAACTTGGTGCACAACACCAAGCCCACGGGCACCATTGAGGCGTGGCGCAACTTTGTCAACTTGTTGATTGCTAAAAAACTCTACAGGCATCTGGCAATTTTGCTGGCCGGAGCAGGCGCTCCGTTGATGCGCTTCACAGGCATCTACGGCATGACGTTCCACTGTGGATCCACCGAGTCGGGCACCGGCAAGTCTTTGGCGCTGGAGGCAGCCGCCTCCGTGTGGGGACACCCCACACACTATCGCACAGGCAAAGGCACATCCCCCGTGGCCATGCAGCAGCGCCTGGGTATGCTCAACAGTCTGCCGCTCATCACCGATGAGATCACCAGCAAAAACCGCAACAACTTTGAATGGTTCCCTGAGTTCCTGCTGGACATGACTGAGGGACGCGGCAAGGAGCGAATGGAGGCCGGCACCAACAAGGAGCGCTTGAACCTGTCCACGTGGATGTCCAACGCGATCATGTCGTCCAACACCCACGTCGTAGATAACCTCACGGCCTCACGCACACACGCATCAGAAGGTGAGC